AGTTCCACCGGGTCGAGGATGCCGATCCGCACGCCACCTTCGCCGGTGGCCCATTCCGGAAGCAACGCAAGCGCCGCGTTCAGGGTCTCGATGAAGCTGTTGATGCGGGTGACGATGCCGTTCAGCATCGCCTCGACGCCGGAGATCAGCCCGTTCGCCGCCTGGAATGCGAAGTCGCCGATGGCGCCGGGCAGACTGCCCCAGATGGCGACGGCAGCGTCGTAGGCCCCTTGGAAGATCGCGGCCGTCCGGTCGCCGAAGCTGACCACGCCTGCGATGGTGTCCTCGAGGGCCGAGAGACCAGCCGCTTTCAGCCCCTCCCATCCGGTCGCCATCCGCGCCAGCGCCGCGTCTAGCGACAGGCCGATCCGCGACCAGATTTCGCGAGCGAGTTCGCCGAGAAGGCGGAAGCCTTCGCCCACCCCGCCGACCCGGGCGACGAGCTGCGAGAACTGGTAGACCAGTTCGCCCGCGCCGACGATCAGGGCGCCGATGCCGGTACGGATCAGGGCGCCTCGAAGGAAGACCAAGGCGTTAGCAAGGCCGCGCACCGACAGGGCTGCAGCGGCGAGACCCGCCACCCACCGCCCGGCCATGACAGCAGCGAATGTCGCGGCATAGGAGGCCAGACGACCAAGGTTGCCGATCAGCGTGTCGATAGCCGACCGCAGGATGCCGCCATCGGAAGCCAGGGCAACGAAGGCATTGGCCAGCGCCTCGATTGTTGGAGCCACGGCCACAGCGATGCGGTTGCGGAGGCCATCGAACACGAGGGAAACCGTACCCAGCGCCAGTTGCGTGCGGCGCAGGGCCTCCAGCGCCTCGCCATCCAGCACCGCGCCGAGATCGGAGGCTTGGTCGCCAAGCCTTGCCATCTCCGCCCCGCCGTTGCGCAGGAGGGGAAGCAGCCGGGTGGCGTCCGAGGCCATCGCCTCGAGATAGAAGGTCATCTCCTGCTGGCTGAGCCCCGCGCGTTCGAGAGCGTCGACGTAGAGCTGCAGGGCTTCGGGGCCGGAGAGGCGGGCGAACTGGTCAGCGGTGACGCCCACGCGCGGCGCGACATTCTCGAAGAAATCCGCCATCGGACCACCGCCCGTTTGCAGGAAATCCCCAACCCGGTCGTTCACGTCCTTCAGGATGTCGGCCAGCTTCTCCTGTTCGATCCCGACTGTCCGCGCCCCGGCCGACCAGCGCTGCAAGGCCTCGGGCGTCGCGTTGGCGACCTGCGCGAACTGCCGGATCTGAGCAGCGCTCTCGGCCGTGGACCGGACGATCAGCCCGAGAGAGGCGGTGGCGGCGGCAGCGGCGGCCCCGAGGGCGACGCCTGCGCGACGCGCAAAGGCTGCAAGCCGCGTGTTCGCCAGTTCCATCTCGCGGCTGAGCCGACCGAAGCCACGCGCACCGGCTTCACCGATACCTTCGAGTTCGGCGCGTACGCGGCGTCCGCCCTCCGCCACGAGGCGGACGGAGACCTTTTTCTCAGCCATTCCGGCGTCCTTCCATCTGCTCGTTGAGTTTGCGCACCATCACCGCCTCAATCTCGGGCAGCAGTTCGGCGGTGATCAGGGCATTGACGCCCAGCGCTTGCGCCAATGCTAGCGCCGCGCCCATGTCCCATCCGAAGACGGCCCCCGGCGCGATGCGCAGCTGGCCGCCGAGGCGCTGGGTCAGGTCCCAGACCTGCCAGCCTTCGACTGTCTGCGGCCGGTTCAGTTTTGCGGGGCAGTCGGGGCACGGCCCCGCGCAGGCCGCGCAGTAGCTGTCGCCCCCGCCGAAGGACCAGTCGGCGAGGGCGCGGAGGCGTTTTTTTCCGCGTCCAGCATCAGGCCCCGGGCGACGTATTGCGCCTGGAAGGCCTCGAAGACCGGCCAGATTTCGAGGAGGGCGTCGATCCCGGCCGGGCTGACGGGCACGAGGTTGCCCGCATCGTCGCCGACGCCTTCCCATTCCAGCACCGCGCGGCGCGCAACGGCCTTGGCCATGGCCAGCGCCATGTCCTCCTGGCTTGATGCCTCCGACAGGTTGTCGATCTCCGGATCGGCGCGGGCCGAGACCATCAGTGCGGTGGTCAGGGGAGCCACCAGAACGCGCAGGCCGGGCAGCAGGTCCAGCCATTCGGGCCGGTTCGACAGGTTCAGGCGGATCATGATCAGTATCCCGTGACGGTGTTGACGAGGACGGCGGTGCACATGCGGGCGGGGCTGGTAGCCTTCGCGGCCTGCCAGTCGAAGGTGGCCTGGATGCCCTGCGGGCCTGGAATCTCGATCCGGGGGCGCGGCAGGTAAACGGCATGGGCGGTGAAGGTGAAACTGGCGTTGGCGCCGAGGCTCCAGGCGAAGACCAGCTCGCAGGGCGTGCCGTCGATGGCCTGGGTGATCAGCGTGGTGTCCGCGAACCGCACCTCCACCCGGCCGGTCAGCGCCGCCATGCCGGGGTCGGCCCCCTCGATGCGTCCGTCGCTCCGGATCGTCTCGATGCGGTCGAGGCCGTTGGAATAGGTCACCTCGGCCGAGATGACGTGGCCGAGCGGCGAGCCGTTCCGGGTGATCGCCCCGTTGAAATGCCCGAACCGCTGCAGCGCCAGCGCGGTCGGCGTGCCTGCGGCCGTGGTGGCGGCGACGTTTTCGCCCTGAGCCACCAGTCTGGCGGTGGCGGTCAGCAGCCCCGACCGCGCCATCTGCCACGACAACTGATCGCAGACGCAGCCGGTGTACATCGCATAGCGCGCCACTTCCGGCATGGCCGTCTCGATGGCCATCGACGGCAGCGTCCAGTTCCCCGACTGGAAGGTGTGGGTCTTGGGCGTGGTGCCCGTGGTCGTGGGCTGACCGAAGGCGGCCTTCAGCCAGAGGCCGAAGTTCTCGACGTCGATCGGCACCACCACATCGCCATCGGCGGTGACGGAGTCCTTGATCGGGGCCAGCGGGTCGCGCCCCTGGCCCAGCAGTTCCGAGGCGATCAGCGGCTGTTCAGAGCCGAGCGTGGTGCTGGCAAAGGGCACCGTCCGATAGCCAGAGGCGGGCGGGGTGCCATAGACGGTCTCGAACGCAAGCGCCATCTGCGCCCGCGCCCCATGGGCTCGTGCCATCGTATTCTCCTTTGGTGAAGGGGGTCAGGCCAGCGGATCGGCCGTAGAATAGTGCAACACGACCGGGATCACCGCCGCCTTCAGGCTGGCGGCGCCCTCGACCGGCAGATCGACCGGGCGCGGCGCTTCCGCCTCGACCCAGTCGCAGAGACCGCCCAGTGTGCGGTCGGCGGCGAGCGCCGCGCCGATGCTGGCGCAGAGCATGTCGAAGGTCGTGTCACGCGTAGCACCCTGCACGACTGCCTCGATCTCGGCCCGGTGCTGGTAATGGTAGCGCAGCGGCGACAGCGTGACCTCGGGCTCCCCCGGCTCGCCGTCTCGCAGGATCAGGAGGCCTGCGGTTGGCACGCGCTCGGGCAGGACGTCGCCGCGCAGCGCGGTGGCGGGCAAAGCCAAAAGCCGCGCGTGCAGCGCGGCGAGGATGGTTTCGCGAAGGGTGGGCATATCTTGGTCAGTTTCACTTCTTCTGATCGTTTAGCCATTTGTCGAACCGGTCTCGCGCTGTATCGGTCAAGATTGCGGAGAATACTTCCTTGTCACCGGCATAAAGACAGTGTCGCATCATGGTAAACGGGTTCATTCGCTCCCCAGATTTCTCAAACTCGTCTTGATACTGCTTTATCGTTGAAAATTTCTCTCGCAGATAGAAGTTGAACTTTCCTCGACTTATGTTCGGCTTTAAAGAAATAATCTCTTGAGTGAACCCATCTACCTTGTGTGACTCAAAATCAAATTTTGGGAAGAAATGCTGCGCGATCCTCAGGAAGAAGAAGGCGTTAAGTGGAGCATAGCGGCCTGGCTGCACCGCTTGCTCAGGGTCGCTTCCGTCTGACGAGCTCACCTCAGCATCTTTCGTTTCGGCTTCGATCTGAGGATAAATCTCTTCCGTCTGCTCAAGCTCAATGCGAGTCGCATCACGGATCGCACGAAATTCCCTGTCGGCTAACTCAAAAAGCGCTGCCAAGGTATTGATGCGCCTCTTCAAGCTATTCGGTATGGATTTCTTGTACTTAATCTTATGATCCAGAATGCTCCAAGAATCTTGTATTACGGTGCGGATCTGGAGCTCAAAAGGGTATTCCGCATAGAGTCGGTATTCTGCCATCCCTTTTCGAGTTTCATTTAGCTTCAAGTCAATGTGTAATCCCTTGTATCCGAAGGAGCCTTCAGTGCCTTCAACTTGAGATATCTTATCAGTGATCTCGATCACCTCAAATTCCTCAAGTATTGTAGTCTTTATTCTCTCGACCTCATCTTCATAGAGGCAGACGATCCTAATTCCAATAAGGTCGGTAATCTTGTCCCGGATAGTGTAAGGTGTTTTTGATGCTTCAAGGGCTGTCCGATATTTCCGTGTGAACTTACTTATACATTCCTCTCGATCCTTTATTCGACCCTCCACACTTGAGACGGCGATATCGGATTTTGCTTGAACCAAAGACTCGATCAACGTTCTGAATGAACTCAAGGCCGCCTGTAGGCTTTCAAAATTTTCGTTGTAGAACTCTCGAAAGGAGCTCTTTTCCGCATCGAAATCCAACGAACCCATGTCCCATGCCCCTTGAGCAAGTAAACCTACAATCATCAAGCCCGCATGCCTGCACTGATGCTCTGTCATGTTTAAATCAACTGCTGGGTTCGATGTAAACGGGGATGCTTCATACTTGCTCATCTGTGGGAGATGGTTCCGGCTGCCGTTGTGAGACGATTCACTCGGGCCTGGCTAACTAACCCAGTTCGCCACGATCAGCCCCGGCACAGCGTCATGCGCCCGCTCTGCATCCCGCGCGAGGTCCAACCGCTTGGGCAGTTTGACCTGCGGCACCAGCAGGAAGATCGGCGCGGTGACGACACCCCGGCCGGTCTTCGACCGTGAGGCGACAGCACGGCCCTTCGTGTTCAACCGCCCCTCGGCCACCAGCAGGCTCGGACCCCTGCGGCGATAGATGAAGCGCAGGCGCAGGCCGGTGCGGCGTTCCCATTCGCCGGGCGTGATCCGACCGCCGCGCAGGGACTTGCCTGCGGCGGGCGTGGGGATCGCCAGCCAGAAGCCGTTCTTGGAGCGGATGAGCGGGCCGGTGTCGTGCGCGCCGACGATGACCGGGGCGTTGGACCAGACCACGGCCGCCGCGTTCAGGCTGGGCGTGGCCTTGGGGAACTGCTCCGACCGGATGGTGCGGGCGAGCCTGGCCCCAAGCCCTGCGCCGGTGATCTGCAAGCGCCACGCCGCCTTCAGCCCGGTCCCGGCCTCGCGGATCGCGGCCGACACGGCGCGTTCCCCGGCTGCAACCTCGGCCGCCATCATCGCGACGATGTCGGGATCGATGTCGAGCCTGAGCTTCATTGCGGTCATGCCGGGCGCAGATCGACGGTCCAGACCAGCCGCTCACGGTCTCGGACAGGTTCTCCCTGGATGAGAAAGGCCTCGCCCTCGATCTCGATGCGGTCGCCGGGGCGTGGGGCTGGGACCTCGGCAACACGCAGGTCGATGCGGGTGGTTTCAGACCATAGGCGCGCGTCGCCGAAGTCAGTGACCGCATCCGCGCGCCGGGCGACGACACGCACAAGGACCGGCGTGCCGCCATCGGCGATGTAGACCGCATCCCGGCCGATGCGGCGGCGAAGGCGCTCATCAGAAGGCGCCGTTCAGCCGCACCCGGCCGACCCCGTCGCCCGCGCCGCCCGCCACCACCTCGGTCGCCACGCCGATCAGCGTGTTCGAGGTGGTGACCTTGGTGGTTTGCCGGGCAGTGTTGTCCCAGTAGATGCGGTCGCCGACGGCCCAAGCTTGGGAGCCGAGCTTCTTCAGCTCGTAGACGCCGACGAGTGCGGCTTCGACCGCCTCGCCGAGGGCGGCGGTGCCGGAAGCCACACCGAAGATGGAACCGACGAGCAGGCCATCGCCAGCGGCGACGGCATAGGGCGCGGTCAGGGTGATGGTGTTGCCGGGCTGGACGTAGGCTTTCATGGGGAGGATCCTTGTGGAAAGACGAAGGGCGGCCCGTCAGGACCGCCCGTGTGTCAGGGTTCAGCATCGGGTGCCGGTTACGCGCCCGGGTTCTTGTAGAGGCCGCGCCAGTCGAT